GTTTGTACCTGGCACTAACGGCGGCGTGATGTCCAACAGCGACCTGCGCTCCTCAATGGGCGCCGCCCCAGGTAGTGCCGGCGGGTCTCCCGTACTTAACATGAGCTTTGAAACCACCAATATCGGTGGAACCGAATACGTAAGCCGCGATCAACTGGAAGCCGCCATGGCCGAAACCCGCCGCCAAGCCACCCGTGATGGCGCCAAGCGTGGCATGACCATGACTCTAGATCGCATCCAACAGTCGCCTCAAACCCGTACTCGTATCGGACTCCGCTGATGGCCGCCTTCCCTTCAATCACGCCAACGTCCCGCAACTTCAAACCGGGCACGTATCCACAAAAGCAATACCGCTCGCTATCCGGCGTCGCCATCAAGCGCACCTTCGGCAATCAACCTTTTGGTGCTGTCCTGCAACTGGAATATGCCAATATTTCGGACGCCACGGCTGTAACACTGATTGACCACTACCGCACACAAACTGCCGCCAACCGCCGTTTCCAAGTCAGCAGTAATGTCACGGCGGGAATGTCTGCCACATTAGCCGCCCGCGCCAGTGCTTCTGTGGACAACCTGCGCTGGGAATACGCCCAACCACCAGAAATCAGCTCTGTGCGCCCCGGTGTAAATACAGTCCGTATTGATCTTGCCGGAGAAATCCGCGACCCCCGCTACGACGACTGATGGATATACGAATCGCTCAGTTTTTTAACTTAACAAGCAGCACCGGAGGCCGCTTTCTATTCCAAAATTATTTCGCTAACGAAAATAAAGTTTTCGGCAACGACACCTACAGCTTTGCCCCTTTTCGCACCGAAGGCACCACCGCTGCTTTGAGTGGTGACAACAACGTGCTCCAGATACTTTTTCCCAATCTGGAAATCTCGCTGCGTCTCCTCCAAAGTGGCGACGGTAATCGTCTTTCCCGCTTAACGCTGACCACTATTTGGCTAACTGCCGACGGCGCCTACACCCCAAACCGCCTTGCGGAATATTTTGTCGGCACAGGCAGCAGCATCAGTGACACCACGCTGGAACTTCGTTTCCGCAGTGCGATTGACAGCGTTGCTAGCAACTTCCCCAACCGCCAAGTAACCCGCGATCTGGTGGGGCCACTTCCACTGGACAGTCAAATTTCGCTGCGATGATCAACGTCAACGATTTGATTGGCTTGGTTTATGGCTGGGGTCACCGCCCAGACGATGGCAGCGGCAAAACCGATTGTTTCCAGTTGGCGTGCGAAGTTCACCGCCGACTGGGTTTTGGTGACTACAGCCCGCAATACGACTGGGTCTACGCGGAATACACTGACGATACCTTCCCGCGTCGGCGCATGGCACGTTGGATGCTGGAAAACGGCACCCGTTGCACAGACCCAAAAGCCGGAGCAGTTATTTTGCTACCGATTGAAGTCGGCGCAGCCTTGGGCACTTACATTAATAACACCGACGTGCTGTTTATCGGTCCGGGCCACCACGTGATTCAAGCACCACTGGGCGGTATTGGCCAAATTTTCTGGATGAACCGATGACTCGCAAACTACTGCCTTACGAATATGAGCTGATCGCCACCCTCGGCATCACAAAAGACGAATACCTGGAATTTCTTGCCATCCAGGCAGAATATAGCGATCCTAAGGAAGGAACTATTTTTGATATTAGAAATGACCCAGGTGTCATTGTTGCGATTGTTTTAGCTGTCGTTGGAACAGTCTTTCAGGTTGTTTCGGCGCTAATGACGCCGCGCCCACAAATTCCAGAAATCAGAGGTATATCAACATCTGACGGTGGCGGCGAACGGCAAACACGGGAACAAAGATTTTCTCCTCGCTTTGGCTTTAATTCCACGCAAGAACTCGCCAAATATGGTGATCCTGTACCCTTAGTGTATACAAATACAGCTGTCAATAGCTCTGGCGGAGTTCGCGTATCAGGCTCAATGATTTGGAGCGCGGTTCGTAGTTATGGCAGTAATCAATTTCTACAAATGCTAATGATGTTAACCGGTGGCGCCATTACCGCTATTGACGCAACAAAAAGTGCATTCGGTCAAACAGCAATTACAGATCTTATTTCTCAAAATAAGTGGATTTATTTCCAGCCAGGCGGCACAGGAGTTCTTCGTTTCCGCGATGAAACTGGTAACAATTCCGAAACTGATCCGACTAAATACGGCGGATTGAATGATAATCCTTATCGCCTTCAACCAGCTGTACTAAATGAACGCCTTGATGGTTTTAGCCAAGCCTATTCACCTACAAGCTCAAATACATTTGGCGGCTACAGTCCTGTTCCGCTCAATGTAACAAGCTATTTACGCGATGAGGCTGGTGATAAGCACGGGATCACTTTAGGTATTTATGTTTCTAGCACTTTCAACTGGACAGATCAAGGCCTTGTTCCCATACCAGTTGGAGCGACCATGCGAGTTACCATATTATCAACCGCAAATTCGCCGAACGGCGTAGCGTTCAGGGATGATTTAGCGCGGAGTGCTATGGATGCACGCCGCACTTTTGCAAGTGTATTTGACGACGCTGGAATATTTAAACTAGGTTCTGCGCGTTTTCGTGTCACCAATATTATCGGTACGTCAACAGACGAAGGTGATGTACATGTTGATCTAACCTGTATTGAACCGGGTAATGCACCAACAATACCGTATTCTTTTGATGAAGCGTCTGATACATATGACGATTTTAGACGCGATCCACGCTTTCTAGAGAGTGAGCGTGTAACTAACTCACTTCTTGCACAAGATCAGCGCGACAATATACAGAGTCCTGAACAACTTCTTGCTTCTCCAGCCATCTATGTAAAGCGTACAGAACGCCGCAGCGGACAAGTTCAAAGGGGCGGCGGTAGAGGCGGATTTTATTTTGTAACTCAATACTATAATGTAACTGTAGATGCTTTTGTTAGGAATCTTAGTGGCGCAGAAATAAACTTAATACGTACTTTTATTGATCTACGCAATAGTGGATCAAGAGGCAGCGATAAACTTTTTCCTCTCAAAGCATTAGTTCGCGTGGAGGAAGCATCATACAGTACTTTAACTACCTGTAATCATGTAGATATTGCAATCCGATGCCAAGTATTTCGCAGAATTTCAGGGCGCCAACGCGAGTATGGAAGCCAACGTCGCGGAGGTTATGCCGCTAGTGATAATGGATTACAGCAACGCAGCTCAATGTTTACCGTGCGCTACAGAGTGGCCGGTGGCGCCTACAATTACATACCAGGCATTTTTGTTGTCAGACGTGCAGCCGATCAAGATAACTACGTCTACATAAAATTTAGCGGCGGCAACACTGCATATAACTGGCAATTTAAGTTTGAACCCGTCACAGATCCTATCTCTGAGGTAACTGAACGTCCAGATCTAAGACTATCTAACGGCAACATACGCTATTTCTATATGGAAAATAACGGGAGCGCAACCACTATTGATTTAGGCGGAGGAAGTCAGGTGTATTTTACCGGCTTCCACCGTGACAGTCAAATTACTGAATTAGCTCCTTATCCATTTCCCGCAATCAATCAATCACCCACAGCCACCAATGAGTGGGACTGGTTCAGCCTTGATGCCGATACTCAATACAACACCAGTTTTGAGCGTGGTCCCGAATTTTTGATCACCGCTGTCACCGAACAACAGCGTCAAACATTTGATCTGACACGCCTTTATCGAAATATATCATTAATCGGGTTTAATGTTTTCAGCGGCAAAAGTTTGCAAGATATGCGTGCTTTTACAACATTCGTAACCCAAGGTAGGTCGGTGCGTCGTTTGAACACGACAAACTTGAGTTTTCCATCTAGTCCAGACGGTCCAAGTTGTTTTGCGCCAGACATTCTTTTGGATACCGTTATTGATAGCGAAGACGGCATCGGCAACTACGCAGATCTGCAAGGAATTGACACTAATCAACTTGCCATCACCAAACGCTTTTGTCAAAGAAATAATCTATTCTTTGACGGCGTCATTGCAGATCGTACAAACTGGCGCAGTTTCTGGGTTAGTGCAGCACCATTCAGTTTGCTGGAATTTGCACGTATTGGTGGACTTGAAACATTAATTCCAGCCGTGCCATATAACGCCACCACAGGCGAGATAACACGTGTGGTATCCATTACTGCATTATTTAATCAGGGTAATATTTTGGCTGACTCATATAAGGAAGAGTTTATGGACTATGACGCCAATGTCCAAGATATTATTGCCACCGTCGTTTACCGCTCATTAGATACCAACGGCATTTTTGCTGTCAACCGTTCTTTATCTGTACAACTTGCAGACACTATTGAAAACGACGCGATCCAGCAAAATTTTGACCTTTCGGCTTACGTCACAACCGAAGCCCAAGCCATTATGTTCGGCAAGCTGGTCTGCAATCTTCGCCGTCACGTTCGTAGCAGTATCGAATTTAAAACTTTTCCAACCGATAGTCCGGTCATGCCTGGAGCCTTTATTTATGTTGATATCGGGCAAAATGCCTGGAATGGCATTTACACCGGAACCGTTGCTGCCGGCGGCGTACTCAATACCCCCATTGAAGGCACGATTCCCAACGGCACCTACAACATCCTGATGTATCGCAGCGGCAACGATGTCG